AATAAATAAAAAAAATAAACAAAAGAAACAAAAGAAACAAAAGAAACAAAAGAAACAAAAGAAACAAAAGAAACAAAAGAAACAAAAGAACTTAAAGAAGAAAAAAAAGCTAAGAAAAAAAAACTAAAATCAAAAGCGCAAAATAGTGTAACATTAGATTTAGAAATTGGTCAACCGCCTAGTAGCGTTCCTAGTAGCGTGCCTAGTAACGTGCCTAGTATAGAGAAACCTCTTCAAACTAAAGAAAAAGAAAAAGAAAGAGAGAGTGAGTCTGTAAACAATATAGATTTATTATATTTAACAAATCAGCATCGGTTCTTTAAGCCAAATAAAATAGATAGTTTACTAAATAACAATTATTTACTAAAATCAATATATAATAATTTAGATGAAAATATAAATAGCTTTAAAGAACAAATATTAGCTACAAACAATAGTAACTTAAAGGAATTATTAGAAAATAATGACTATAAAGAAGGTCAAGAAAAACACAAACTATATTATTTGCTATATGTATTAAATTTAATACAACATTTTAAAGAAACAAAAATTCAAAATTTAATATGCGAAGACCTTAAAGACTATTCAAATAATTATAAAACAACAAAACAAGAAGAAGCTACATTAAATAGCAATGACTTTAATATAGTAAATGAAACATTAAAATTAATGTCTTCTACTAGTTCAAGTTCAAAAAAATTAACTAATATAGATTTAATGGTTACTAAAAAGTCTAATGCTAGTCTATATAAGAAAATTCTTCCACAGAAGTGGGAATAAATTAATTAATTACTTATTATATACTTTTTATAGACTTATTATATACTTATTATATAGTATTATGACTTTCAAAAATAATTTATATAACAAATTGTCATTTAGTAAAGGGAGAAAAAATAGGCAGTCACGCCGTAACTTAAGCAAACGCATCAAAAGTCTAAGAAAACATAAAGAACAAAAATTTAAAAGATTAAAATGCGCTCCACAAACTAATAATAGTGATCCAGAACTTAAAGATTATACTTGCTATTCCCGCACTAATTTACAAACATTCAAAGAGCTATGGAATAACAATAGCGATGAAAAGATTAATACAAACAATAGTAAAGAAATATGGCAATTTTTCAAAAACAAGCTAAGCAAAGAGTGTTATGATGAACTGTGTTGGCTGAAAAAAAGCAAGTTGTCTTCTATTAACAACAGCGAATTATTAATAAAAGAAATATTTAAACCGTTTTCACCAAAAACGTGGATAACAAATCCATCTACATGGCTTTCTAGTGTTGATATAACAAAAATAATGAACCAATATGAAAAATCGCATAGCAATTTTAAGTTTATTGGCCCTAGTCCAATAGACTTTGATACTAAAGAAGTATTTTCAACATGTGTGTGGGAACAGTTATGTAATTTTAATTTAAAAGAATATATTCAAAAAAAGATAACCAAAATAGGAATCATTTTTAATACTGATACACACGATAAGCCTGGAAAACATTGGATTGCGCTATTTATTGATTTAGATAAAAAGTTTATATTTTATTTTGATAGTAATGGAACAAAAATGCCAAAGCAAATAAAAGTATTAATTAATAGAGTAGAACAACAAGCACAACACGAAAATATAATATTAAAAGTAGATGATAATGAAGGATTTACACATCAATATAATGACGGCCAATGTGGTATGTATGCGCTTTATTTTATAATAGAATTGTTAAAAGAAAATAAAACATTCAATTATTTTAAAACAAGACGAATTAAAGACGCTACAATGAAAAAATATAGGACAATATATTTTAATCAGGCAAACCATGAACTATATGACATAAAAGAGTAGCCTTAGAAATAATATGAAATATGAATTATGACATATTTTATATTATATTATTTTTATATTAATATATATAATATATGTCACTATCAAAAAATTTAAGTAGACTTCCTGATATTCGGTTTGCAAAACCGACTGACGAATGTTTTGGTAAGACCAAATTGCCATATGATGACCCTAATGATGACATAAAGTCTCTTGAAAAATATTTTGATATCACTAAATTTAATGGTTTTGCAGAAGCTTCTGAGCCTATGATTGTAAAATTAGATAGCATTTATTCAGAGCGAAACAAAGTAAGACTCGAAGGAGTTTTAAGAGGAGCATATTATATGAAAGAGTCATATAATTTAAACAGTTCAGACTATAACACATATAAAGATATTCGTCGCGCACCAATCTTAGTAGAAGATTGTGAAAAAGACGGTGATAACGAATGCACTGAATACAGTTCTGAAGACCATACTGAAGACCCTGAAAAAGTCACTAAGATATATAAAATATTAGACGGGCATAGCACATACGAAAATGCAAAAAAAGCTGGTTGGCCTAACATATATGTTGTTAAGATTCAAAGTAAAGATGTCGAACAGGCACAAAAGTTTTTGAACGATAAAAAAAAATCGAGTGAACAACAATTGGCCGATTTTGAAGCACCATTGCTCGACCCTGATAAAAAATCAGTAGGCGGCTATCATAGATATAAATATAAATCACGACGTTATAAAAAAAATAAACACTATTCTAAAAAAAATAAACACTATTCTAAAAAAAATCATACTAAAAAAAATCATACTAAAAAAAATCATACTAAAAAATATAGACAAAAATATAGATAAACAATGTATTCAAATTATAACATTTAAAATCTATCAATGGTTTTAATTAGTTCAACTTCTTCGTGTTCAGCCATTAAATACGGACTGTTTGTCTTTTTTACATTTTTATTAACACTTTCTAACTTTGTTAATATATATTCACCACAAGGACCACAATTGTCTTCATTTGCCAAATCTATTTTCTTATTAATTTTAATAGCACATCGTTCTTGACTCCATCGCCCAAGCGGACCCACTTCATTTAAAAATAACATATTGAACAATGTTCTACTATATACAAACTTGGTTGCTTTTGTAAAAGGCATTATGCTTATTATTATACTAACTATGAAGCTAGTATAATAATAAATCAATTTTTTAGATTAAAATTGATATATAAATAAATCATAATTATAATATTATATTACTTATAATGCTAAAAACTATACCATTAAAGGGGGTAATTTATTTATATAAAAATAAAAATACAGGTAAAAATCTATATGTGGGACAAAGTTATCAATTTGATAAAAGAATTAAAGACCATATTAGAATGAACAGAACTCGTGCTGATATGAAATTGCGAGAAATAGGTGAAGAGAATATAGAAATTTTAATTTTGCATGAAAAAATATTTAATGAATATGCAGATAATAAACAAAATAGAGAAGCTTATCAAATATGGGCAAATCAAATGGAAAAAGAAGAGATAAAAAACTATGATACTTATGAAAATGGGTTGAACGGAACAAAAGGAGGACAACACGATAATCAAAAATATGCGTTTAGTGAATGGAGTCATAAAGAGTCTATGAAATTTTTTGAAATATTTATAAAAGCAGCAAAAATATATATTCAAAAAGAAAACAATATATTGGGTGCCTGTCCAAGAAATTATATAATAATGGAAATGGATAATTATAAATTAGGAGAGGAATTACATAAGTTTCGTTCTAACGAATACAAGACTATATGGGCAGATGAAGAGTGTGTAAAATTACTTAATGAAGTAGGATATACAAAAACATCAAAAGATGCCGGTGTTGTTGCTTCTGACCGTTGGGGTAAGTCAAGAATAGATAATAAATGGGAAAAAATTAAACTTATATTGGAATGGATTTATAAAGAATACGAACATATTAATTTAAAACAAGGTTCTGATAATCCACAAGATTTTCCTAATGAATTATTAGAAGGATTGAACTATACAAAAATATCACAAATTATATTTGATATTCGTAGTGGAAATGTAGTTGGTAATGATAATGAACGAAAAGAATTCTTAAAATCTTTAAATTATTTTGAATCAGCAAATAAATTTAATGACCATAAATTTATAGTAGGAATGAAATGGTTTTATGAAAATTTCAATGTTTCATATCCTCAACAATCTATGATTATACCAAATAATACAATGTTACCAAAATATATGATTGACTTTAATATTGGGACATTTTATGCAAATAGAACAAAAAGTAATACTATTCCTGATGAGATAAAAGAATTGATTGAGAAAAATAAAAATAAACCAAGACCATCAAGAAATAAAAAATAAATTTTTATCATAATATTTTAATATAAAGTTAATACCTTATAGTATATAATAACTATGCCCCCTAAATATATTAACGCTACGTATTATAATTTAATTAATAATACTATATTAAACCCTATTAATATTGATAAATATTTAATAAATATTACTAATACTGATGATAAGTTACCTAATATAATATATCTAGAAAATCATAAATACAATAGATATGATGAATACGATAATGGCGTCATATTCGGTGGTTGCGGAAGCGGCAATACTATTCATATTTATAGCTTATATAATGACAAAAAAGATGCATATACGCAATTATTTTCTAATCATTTAAGAGTATCAAGTAAATTTATAATGTTTTATTTACAAAAGTTAAGAGAACACGATATTATAACATGGCAGGACTACTTATTATTAACTAGATTAATGAAAAATAATACTCATAAAATAAGGGATTTATTAAATAATCTTATAAGTAACGCTTATTTTATGAATAATCCGTAAAATCAATTTTTTAATAATACAATACTATGTATAATTAAAATTGAATATAGTATAAATAGTACTATAATAATAGTATTAACCTATATAATCAATTATGACAACAACAACAACAACAAAAAAAGTGCTTACTGAAGATTTAGGTAAAATATTTGAAATGGCGCTATGTTTATATTATGATACACGTTATGATGGAAATTACAAATATAGTTTAGAACAAGCCCATTCTCTCAAAAATAGACTTAACAATCTTAAAAATGTGTTTCCTTATGCTATTAAACATTGTGCTAGTCGTGGAAATAAATATGATTTTGAATGTATAGATGACTCTACAATCCATTTAAGTGCTAAAACAACCAAAAAAGATGGTAAAGTTTGTCCGCAAGTACTAGGACAACCCTCTCGCAAAAAGTTTTGTGAATTTTTCACACTAGATCCAATTACTAGTTTAGAGGAAATAAAAAGTTATATTATAAATAATATTTCTAATTTATTGCAAGTCTATAGTGCGCATACTTTTGACTGTCCTATACTGTATTATAATAAACATAAAAATTTATTGACATTTATAGTATTAAAACAGCATATAAATTGGTCAAATTATGCTATTAATTTCAGTCATAATGTAAAAAATAAATTATGGAATGAAAGTTCATCTATTAGCATAGATGGAATAACTATTGGTGAATTTCAAGTTCATAATAAACGTGATTGTATTAAATTTCGTTGGTGTTTTGAAAAATTGCTTACACTCTTTGAAGAGCATTTTACAATTAGCAATTTGTAAGTATTATATTTATAAGAGCGGAACTATTTTATCATAATATGCTTTACTAATTTCGCATCCTTTAAAGTTGCGTTTAGTATTTTTAGATGCTAGTGCTGTAGTTCCTGACCCCAAAAATGTATCTAATACTGTATCGCCTTCTTTCGAATGTTTTTTTATGAGTTCTTCAAATAGTGCCAAACTTTTTTGTGTAGGATGAAACCTATTTTTTCCGCCTTGTAATGGATAATGATATATTCCGTTGTCATAAGTGCTATTAAATGTAGGACAACCATCTTTAACACCTAATAGGGCAATCTCTCTACAATTTGTTAAATAATTTACTTTACTATTTCTAGGTTGTGGATTAGTTTTAATCCATTCAATAAATCTAATTTGTTTAAAATTATATTTATCTAGTAAATCTTTTAGGTTTGTAATTTTCCATAAGTCAAAGAAAATTATTAATGTGCCTCCCTTTTTTAATACTTTATAATAATGCTCAATAAACTTTTCTAAAATAGTCAAAGTAAAATCACTATCCCAATCTCCATAATCAGTTTTTACACAATATTTTTTTCCATATAGCGAGCCATATTTTATATAATTGTTTTTTTGCGAATCATCTTCAATATTATTTTGCTCTTTATAGTTAATCCATTGTTCTTCTGTTTTAACTTCATTAATATTGTTTTCTTCATTATATTTAACATTATTATAATGTTTATCTAGTCCACTTGTTTTAGATATAATATATGGTGGGTCTGTTAATATTAAATCAATAGAATTATGATCTAATGTTTTTAAGTATTCTAGTCCGCACATATTTTTTATAGTTATGCTAGCATTATTTATAGTTGTAGTGCTAACAGAGGCTTCGCCAATGCTAACAGAGGCTTCGCTAATGCTAACAGGGGCTTCGCTAATGCTAACAGAGGCTTCGCTAACCGATGTTACTTTATTTTTATTAGACAAACTTTCAAGTAATTTAACTAAATCATCTTTGCTTTTAGATTTACATTTTTTAATTCCAAGTTCTTCACATTTTATTAGAAGCTCTGATTTAGTTAATTTTGAGAAGTCCATTTTATTATTATACTATAAACAAAGCTAGTATAATAATAAATCAATTTTTAAATAAAAAGAAAAACTCTAATTTAATGTCTAAGCGAGCGTCTTGCTGTTCTTTTTCGGTGCAAACGTCTTTTTTTTGAACCATTTCTTCTTCTTCGTCTAGTTTTAGTCCTAAAGCCTTTGCCCTTTACTTGTTCTCCATACGCATTTATTGTCTTGCGTAATGTGCCTTTACTTTTTTCACTCTTTTTGCTCGCATATGTGTCACTATCAGAACTATAGTCTGAACTTGAACGCGAACGCTTCTCTTCCTCTTCTGCCTCGGCCGCTGCCTTGCGCCTCCTACATCCACTTCTCTTCATCCCAAAACATGGCATTTATATAGTATACTAATATTTAAATAAAAAATTCTAAATATTAAAAACTACAAACTACAAACTAAAAATTTTACGCGGCTAACATCTCGGGTGCCATTCGTTCATTATCCCACCCAGGTTTTTTTCTAAGAAGTTCCTTATAATCTTCATTTGTTCCATCATTAAATCGTTTTAGCGCAGCTTTATTCCATTTAATAGCAGTTTCTGTATATTTTTTATCTTTT